TTGTCGATAAACGAGGGCCGTTGCTAATTCTGGAATCCAACGATAAATTGTTGCGGTTCTTAGTGTTTGTGGTTCTGTAATTATATCACCAGTTATAAATGGGGTATTGACATTTATAAGGGAAACTACATGAAGAACAACTCCATGATTCGACGCAGAATTTTTCCATACAGCAGATTCAGATAATTGATGCCCAGGATTCATCGACAACGTGTGAATATAGAACCGATATGCGTTTATATTCGGAGTTCCAGGTTGACCAAATAAGTCTTGATCCAGTTGAACTCCACGAACAGTTGCAGTGCCGATCTGAGTTGTGAACGTAGTGTCTGAAAACAAACTAATTGAGAAATTTGTGGTTGCTGGAATCCCAGCAGTTAGACCAGAAACAAACCCAGCAACCCAAATATACTGACCACTATATGCGATTAAAGATTTGTCATCTGTTTGAAGGATGTGATCGGTTCCGCGTGCTCTAACGCCCGTGACATATTCGTTTGATATAGTTTCAAGTTCGTGACCGCGAACATATGATTTACCAGGGCCGATGGCCAACGCAAACCAATCTGGATTACCATTGATAACTAACCCCTGCGAATCTCCTGGGGAAAGTTTTTGATGGTTTAACGCAGTAATTTGATATGGGGTAATTGAATAATCACCAGACTCATCATAGGTGCGTCGTGCTAATGTTTTTTCGAGATCGGAATATTCAGAATTGATTTTATGAACTTTAAGAATTCCATTTTCAAATCTAAGAAGTTCAATGAATACTTTTCCAGTCAAATCTGTCGTTAAAGCATATGATTTAAACAGAAGAGAAATCTTTAGACGATCGGCTCCAGGTGCATTTTCGTTAGGAGATCCCATTGCATTGTCATATAGAGATTCATCATCCATATGAGTCACAATTTCTTCAATTACTTCTAATCCAACCGTAACATTTAACGTTGATGCATCTGTTCCCATCTCAACCGTCTGTGCGTCAACGCCAACGAAGAACCCATTAACATAATATGTTCCATCCGCAATGGACGCGAGTTGACCAACACCAGTATGGTTTGTTGCGTTTGGTTGACCATAGACAACTTGGATCCCCGGAGCGGCCTCGATATGAAATGCTTCGGTATTGTTAAACTCTCTTGTCGTGCCGAGTGATCCAGAATTAAGATAATTCAAATAAAACCTATATTCGGTTGTGTCGGTCACAATAAAGTTTACTTGTGCTCGCAACCCAGTCGAATCTTGAACAATCACATTGTTAAGATATTGCGTCGGGTCAATTGCTACTCCAAGATATGTTTGTTGAACACGGATAAATGGCACTGGCTTATATGATGTACCACCTGGGCGAACTACGGACCCATTCTTGAAGATATGATCGCCAAATTGATTGATTTGGTTTTGTTGAATTGATTGTGCAGTGTTCAGTTCCCGCGCTTGCACTGCGACTTCGGGCTTGAACAAAACACGATGAAAATGTTTTGTTTTATCGAAATCATCAAAATATGGGGCGATCCCCGTGTTCATCTTTTCCATGTGGCTTGAAACCTTATCTTATTCTGGTTAAATGAGTTGCCAACCGCGAGTAGAATCGACATAAGTAAATTCTCTCGAGAAATTGTTCGTGTTCAGTGTCATATCCTGAGCTAGACCCATAATATTTGAACCATTTCTTGCAATCGTTAAATTATTTGTAGCAAATGTTCCAGCATAGTCATTAACTTTAATTGACATTCCAACTGTTGGTGAAGCGGGGAGCGTTAAAGTAAATGCAGCAGAAGTTGTATTTGCTAAATATCTTCCCCCATCTGCTGCAATGGTATTTCCTGTTATAATGGTCCAAACAGAGAACGGTTTAATTATTAAACCATTCTTCCCAGTAACATTGCCACTTTTATCTACAGAAAAATAAACAATTCCATCGTTTCGAACTCGAAAGACATCGTTGTTTTCATCTAAATAAAAACCAGTTCTAGCAACGGTGCCAGCCAACAACATCGACCCACCTTGAGTTGAAACCGTTGCATTTGGCCTGACAGTAAGGTTATCGGAAGTTACTGTGCCGTCAGATCCAATATTTACAAAAGAGGTGTTGCCGATATAGAACTTCAACGATCCGGCGTCTTGAACCCTTAAAGCAAGTTCACCCGTCCCCCTATGTGTAATAGTCGAATTGCCATTGACCGTTGAAGCTCGTTGCAATTGAAGCCCGAACGTTGTATAGGTTAAATCTCCAATAAGATTGATTGAAGAAGTACCAGCAACAGTTCTTGATGCTCCGATATTTAAATTTGATGCATATGTAGTGCTATGTTGAAAGATTCCGAACACACCGTTATTTGTGGCGGCAGATTTTGTCCCAACAGATACTAAACTGACTTCGCCGGCGGAGCCATTAAATATTCCAGTCTGGATATCCCCAGTAAAAAATAATGATGGTGCAGAATTGGAACCAACTATAAGGCCCAACGCACCAGCCATCGTCGATCCAGATTTATCAACCTTTCCAGACAGGGATGCAGTAACAGAACTACTTAGAGTTGAAATGCCACTATCGACATAAAGTTTTGTCGCAGCTTGAAGATCAACGGTTGGCGCTCCGGAAAGAACCAACGGGCCAGACATCGTCGATCCAGTAAGTAAAACTGCCCCAGCCGGCGATGCAAGCTGTGAATCTACGTATAATTTAGTTGCCGCATGTAAATTTTGAGTTGGCGCGCCAGAAAGAACCAATGGTCCCGTCATCGTATCGCCAGCTTTATTTAACTTGTTTGTGTTTAATTCATCAAAGTTCGTGTCAAGCTCACTAAAGGTGAGTGGCAAACCTTTATTTCTTCTTAATGTGATTGCCATTTACGATTCCTTAGAAGTCGACAACAAGACCGATGGTTTCATTCTGGGTTGGAGATCTGTTAATTGCTAACCGATAATCTCTAAACAATACCTCACCGGTAAACAAATTAAATTCTGGATTGGTAATCGTATTTATTGCTCCAGATGCAGTAGAAGTTGCCCCAACAACGGTCTCCCCGACTGTAAATGTCCCAGAAATATGATTTACTCTAGCAGTTTTTGAGGACGAATTATAATCAATTACACTAGCAGTTGCTCCACTTGTTTGTCCTGTTATCGTTTCGTCAACTTGATATTGAGCAGTGGTTGAATTGAATGTCAATCTAGTTGAGAGATCGTATACTGATCCAGATGCAGGAATGTTTCCAGCCGCCATTGGATTTCGAATCAATATAATTTTTCTATAATCATTTGATGTCGTAAACTTCTGTGACTCATTATTATTAAGAGTCATCATGATCATCACTCGGTTGCCGCCCAATTCCTTAACCGCATCTTTTCCATGACCACCAGTTGGCGGAATGATTGCTCTAGCAGTCGCCCCAGCACCACCGCCACCACTAATCGTAACAGTTGCCCAATTATATCCCGACCCAATTGATGTCATCGTAATCGATGTTACGAAACCACCAACTACATTAGCAGTTGCTGTAGCCCCGATACCATCTCCAACAATCTGAACAGTCGGGGTTCCAATATATCCGGAGCCTTGATTTATGACTTTAATAACGTGAATCGCGCCGTCAATTGCCGATTGTTGAATTGTCCATTGGTGTGACCCGTCATCGGCCAATAGAGTGCTAACTGGAATCCAATTGTTAGTTAAGAATTGAGCATTGCTAATGGAAAACATATACTTCCACAAATATCCATCCGCAGTTTGAACGACATCGGTTACATTGGAGATAATTGGAAGTGTCGGCTGAGAAACAGACACAGCATTATTATTATTCGAAATACATTTCCAAACTCTGTTGTCTGGAGTCCTGACATAGAACTCTTTGACATATATTGCATTATCGGTATCGTCATACATCGAATAAACAGTTCCAGATGTCCATTCAACTCTTGGAATGACAAACGACACGTCTTGTGGCGTAATCTTCTTAGCCGCAATAATATCTCTATAATCGTTATAATAAGAAGAAACATTATCAATTGGAATATCTGGAGCAATCTCAGAATTCCATGGTGTCTGTTTCCCAATTGCTAAGTATACGTTATCCTGACCTTCTCCGAACGCTTCAATAAATTGTGAAGCACCGAAAAAAGACATTTCCTTGGTAATAATTGCACTCATGATTTAATCCCAATTTTTAGCTTATTTATCAGACTGGCGGTATAGATATTTGTGTGTCGACAATCGTATGTGGATCAGTTTCCATTGCACCCAATGGCGAAACAGTTGACCGATAATCCTCTCCAGAACTATTAAAATCAACCGTAAATACATCAGTGTCGGTTTGTTTAATAATTTTCGATGTTTTGATTGGCCCGAACATATATCCTTTGAGAGTAAATGTTAAGGTCCATTCAATTGTTCGTACATCTTCAAAATTGCCTTCTGCGTCATCCGAATAAGAAACATCATTCAATATGATTGGAATATCTCTAACAATCCCAAGAGATGGAATTTCATCTATTGCAATTGTATATTCGGGTTGAAAGAACGGCAAAATCTGTTCGACAATCTGGAGAGAATCTTCAAAATGACTTGTCCAAATATTTAGCTCGAAGTCAAGATTGTATGGTGCAGGTGAATACATCATATTAGATACTAACCCAGTCGAGTCAATTTTGGTAGTGTTTAAAGAATTCTGTTTCCTTGTTCCATCATATGACAAGCTAGTCATAACGAACGCCATTCTTGGCAATGTTGTTCTGAACGTGTTATTCAAATCTGTGTTTTGTTTGAAACGTTGAATTATCTTATCCTTTGTTGAATAAGACAATGGAACCTTTATCGTCTTTAACAACACCCCAGAAGAATTCCTTCGTTCGATTGACATATCGTTGAACAACGACCCGAACGCCGATACGTATCGTTTTATATGTTCATGATAATACGGAGAATTTCCAATCATTAGGAATCACCAAAGGGGTTATGTTCGTCGAAGTTCAGAATTGAATTCTTAATAGAATCAATTGTTGCATTGTCTGTGTTTGGATCATTGACAATTTGATTTTCTGGTTCTTTCTGTTGATCAACGTTTATTGCAAGATCTCCATGTGGATTCAATGTATCATCTTCATAAACTTCGTGAGAGAAGGAATGTCGAACTGCTTTTACATCAAAGAAATAGTTATTTCCCAATTGATAAAATATGATATCTTTTTGAACGTAGGATATTCTAAACATATCAGTTGCGCCCAAATCGTCATATTTCTGAACGAAGATTAAATCACCTTCTCTTGGTCTTAATTCGTTAAATACACTTTGAAATCTCTTGTATGGAAAATAAAGGTGTAGCGTGTCGTCCACTTGAAGTCCGAACTTGGTAAACATGTCGTCTCCAAGTTCAACATTCTCGATGTCGGCGGGGTAGACTTCAAACGGCACGCCAGCTTTAACAAGCGGCTGTCTATTCTCACCGAACAGTTGATCATAGTTTGATCCCTCAAGATTTTCAACCTTGAGATAGAGTATTTCGATTCCGAACATCTGTGTAAACTCTTCAGCTAAATCGTGATAGAGATTCTGTTCGGACACTTCATTTGTCCATGAAAAGTACGGATTAAGTGTCATTTAATTCAACCAGTGAAAAAATCTGTGGGCATTGTCCATTTGGTTTCGAGCTCATCCATCAATTCATTAATGTTGTCTTTTGCAAGCTGAACCATTGCGGCTCCGTCAACAGACACACCACCCATGATCTGAACCGAACCATATTTGGACATATTTTGTCCCCATTGAAGTCTTATTGTTTCAACAACAAAGCGTCTCAACCATGGATCGTTATACATTGAAGTATCGACTTCTGGGTCGACTTTACGAAATGCTTCGACAACGATAATCTGACCTTCTTTCAGCGTTGTCCAATCGACATCGACGAAAAGTCTTCTTCCATGATATTGATGTCTTAATCGTAACCCAGTTCCAAACATTGTTTTCTTAATGACATTTCTATATTGCAATGCCATGTCAAATGTGAGAAGTCCTTGACCAGATAACGCAAATGGATAAAAACTCTGGATATATTGGAATGAATCCGAAAATAAATTTATTCCAAGATCGCTAATATGAATCAGCTGTGTTATGGAAAGAATGTCTGGGTCAACATCAAAAAATTGATCAATCAAATTTTGAGCAGTGATAGTGATTGGAAGATATACGACTTCAGAGCCATCCATGTGCTCTGTTTGGAATTTCAAAATTGCGTCGTCTAAACAATCTTCTAACTGTTCTGGGGCAACATTGATTCGAACAACTGGACTTCCAAGTTTG